TTTGGTTGCATTCCATATGGATTTGCGACCATGAATGCCGTTGTGGTTGCCTTGGTGACAATCCTTGCAGAGCGGAATACAGAGGTATTGAAGGCCTTGTTCGATGTGGTGGGCATCTGAGGGTTCAGACGCGCCGCAAACGCCACACGGCAGCGATTTAACGCGCGTAAGGTGGTTCCTTTGAGATGTGGTCAGCTTGTTGTTCAACTACGCAGCCTTGACCGATCCGCGAAATACAGCTGCTTTAAATTCGTGCGGCAGGGCAAACTGGCTTTCCAAAATGCCTAGTTCTTTGCCTTTAGCCACAATGCCAGGCCAAGTCTCGTGCCATTCTTTGCCGTCAACCACGCCAGGCAGGGTCACTTTTAATTCGTCGGACCAGCGCTCCTGGCGCAGCCAAGTGGCGGGATAGCATACGAACTGGCCATCATTCTTGCGCCATTGGTCCGAGCGCATCTGCTGCCGAATAGCGTCCAATAGTTCAGGCAGCGGCGGGCGGATTCCTTCGGTCTGGACCCATGCTTTACGGGCATCTCCCTTGGCCACACGGCGGGGATAGGTAGTCCAAAATTCTTCAAAGTCTGTCATTTATCCCTTAACCAAATAGCTAAACCAGCCAAAATAGCAACAACCAACATAAACCAAGAAAAATCCATTAATGACGGGGTTTGGGCAGAATACGAAATCACTCGTCTGCTCTTTCGCGGATGGCTTTGGCAATGTCCTCTTGTTCCATGCCCTCAAACCAAGCCATTTCAGCGACTTTGGCGCATTGTTCGCGCTCGTAGTCAGCTGCTTTTTTAATGGATTGGATTAACTGGTCTCTGGCAACTTGCTTAAATTCCTCAAGCATATTGTTTGTAAAGTATTCCAGCTGTGCTTCGGTGGCCGACCAATTTTTTTTGGTCTTTACCATTCCACATCTAAGTGCCATTTCTTCAAGGTCATCTAAGGTCATATTGTTCTCCTTATGCAGAGAATATATTATTAAGAAATAGTTTGCAAGGTAGTTTTTAGTTTCTATTTCTTTTTCTCATAGGTTACCCAAGGGTGATAGCCATGATCACTTTGCACCAACTTAGATTAGTAAAACAATCTAGCCTATGCGCCCCATAAGGCAACGATTCATCCTAACCTAAGTTGTCTATCACCCATGTCTTAGGCTAGTTCCGCAGTCCCTCGTTGACAGGCTGCTCCGGTAATCTGGTGGTGAGCCGATACCGTATCTACTGTTCCGCGCAGCCGATGTAGGCTCTTAATAACGCTCGGAGTACGGTCAGTAGGCAACAAAAAACCCCAAACTCTTTGGAGGTGCGGCCTTGGCGGGCAGTTTTGGAATAAGTCCTCTGAGAGAATGACCGATGCCAAAACCTATCGCACCACCGAAAAATTCGGGGTTCGCTCTCAGAGATTCCAACAAGTGCCACCTTGCTGACCCCTATATATTACCACGAATAGGCAAGTAGGCATACGCCTATTTTTAGTAGGCAAGCGCCTATTTTTATAGTGGTTTACCCTAGTTTTATAGGTATTTTCCCTAATTTTGATAAAAAAACGCATAAATCGGTTGCAAACAGTAAATAAACAGTTTACTATTCATTTACGGTCATTTGATCGGGCAACAAAATCGGAGAGAAAAATGAAATACACAGTACACCAAATCAACTTATCAGATGAGCAATTCAGCACACTTCGCGATGTTTATCTTGATACAACTTTCAAACCTACAGATGCAGCTATTATTCGCGCACGCGGTTTGTATGCCCCAGTTGCAGAAATTACCGCCGACTCTTTAAATCAAGTTTTTGACATTGGCAACATTGGCCCAGAGTCAAGCATTAAGCGCCTGGCTCCTATGCATTCGGTTTCTATTGGCGATGTAATCGTTGATGAAAATGGCCATGCTGTTTATGTTGCGCCAATGGGTTTTAAATCACTTGATGTTATGGCAGAACAGTTTGCAACAGGTAACATTACAGTAGCAGCTTAATCAACGGGGCTTCGGCCCCATTTATCGGAGAGAAGAAATGGACGATTTACAAGACTTACATCACCACCAGCAGTTGCAGCATCAAGAGCAACAGGCGCAACCAGCATATTGCGACTACATCGCTCACATAATCAAAAGAGCCCTAAACGCACCTGACCCATTAGATATTGTTTATGGTGCGGGGCGTATTCATTGGGACTTAGGTCCAGAGGGTCAGTTTCTTAGTACCAAAAAACATTTGTTTGTTGTGGATTGCAATGGCCGTCATTACAAAATAACCGTGGAGGAATTATGAAAGACACCAAAATTAACCTAGTTGCACATCATTTAATTAGCAAGAAAAAGATAACCAGTTGGGAGGCAATTGAGCGCTATCACGCCACACGCTTAGCGGACATCATTTTTGACCTTAAAGCAGAGGGTTGGGACATTGTTACCGATATGGTCAAAGAGCCGTCTGGTGTGCGTTACGCAGTTTATCGCCTAATGTCTGTGCCACGCAAAGCGAGGGCATGATGAAAAAAACAAACTTTGAGGCAAACAAGTGGCAGCGTAATGTGTTTACTAAAAAAGAATCTCCTTGGATGGAGGCCTTTGCTGCCGTTGGTTTAATAGTATTTTGTTTACTTTTAGCATTTATTTAATCGGAGAGAATATGAAAAATATAGCAACCGCGTTAGTCAAGGCACAAAAGGCCTTTGGACCTGCGCTCAAATCGTCCACCAATCCACATTTCAAATCAAGGTATGCTGACCTAGCAGCTTGCGTTGAGGCCGTTATTGATGCCCTAAACAACAATGGAATTGCCTTACTTCAACATTCCCATGAATGTGCGGACGGCATCATCATCGAGACTATTTTCTTACATGAGTCTGGTGAGATGGTTTCCGGTGGCAAACTTCATGTGCCAGCTACCAAACAGGATGCCCAGGGTTACGGGTCAGCAATGACCTACGCCCGCCGGTATTCGCTCCAGGCAGCTTGTGGCATTGCACCAGAGGACGATGACGGCAACCAAGCATCGCGCCCAGTAAAACCTAAATCTACCCGCACTAAGGCAGAGATTGAGGCCTTGATTACGGCAGCCACATCAACCGACCAGCTGACCGCTACATGGAAAACATTAGCAGCAGACGAGCGCGAAATGGTGCGGGACTTTGCAGCCAAACACAACGAGAAGTTAAAGGGAGATTAAAATGCGTGAACCAAACCCATTCCAGCAAGACGGGACCTGGTGGAATGACCGCCTCGGTAAGTTAACCGGTTCTAGGATGGCAGCAGCCATGAACTTCCTAAAGTCTGGCAAAGAGTCTAGTGAGCGGGAGAACCTGCGTTACGAGGTAGTGGCCGAGCGCATTACCAACACCTTTGCCGACAAATATATGACCTCGGATATGCAATGGGGCGTGGAGCAGGAGGCAGCAGCTAAGGAGGCCTTTGAGACCCGCACCGGTTTAATGGTTAAGGATGTTGGTTTTGTTGACCATCCCAGCATTTTGCATTGCGGAGTAAGTCCTGACGGTTATGTGTCCGATGGCTGCTTGATCGAGGTGAAATGCCCAAAGACCAAAACCCACATGAAATATGTGGCCAACCAGGCCATCCCACCAGAGTACAAGCCCCAGATGCTTTTGCAGTCGGCTTGTACCGGTAAGGATATTTGGTTTGTGTCTTACGACCCGCGCATGGGTGAGGGGAAAGACTTATTCATTAAAAAATATGTCCCGACCCCAGAGGAGTTGGCAGAGGTTGAGGCAGCTGCCGAGAAGTTTTTAGCCGAGTGCGATGCACTATTTGAGTTTTTTAATGATGAATCGAATTATTTTGATAAAGGGAGTTTTTAATGTTATTAATCGGATTAGCCCGCCTGGGCAATGACCCAGAGTTACGCTACACGCCGGATGGCAAGGCCATCATGGATTTGTCCTTGGCGTTTTCTTATGGCCGTAAGGTCGATGGTAAGCAGCCGACTCAATGGGTCAACGGGACCATGTGGGGGGAGAGGTGCGAGAAGTTAAAGCCCCATCTAGCCAAAGGCCAACTTTTGTTTGTCAGCATGACTGAACCCCATGTAGAAACCTATAAACGAAAGGACGGCACCGAGGGGGTTACTTTTAGGGCAAGGGTGGGCGAATTAGAGTTTGCTGGGTCCAAGCCTGATTCGCAGCCACAAACGCCTCAGAGCGCCGGAAAATACCCTTCACGAGCATATGCTGGTGACCTCAACGATGACAACCCATTCTAGGAGAGAAAAATGAAAATAATCATAGCCGGCGTTTGTTTACTAATTTTAAGTGGTTGTAGCAGTACGCCTGACAAAAACGCCATGCCAGAGCAGCTGCTGGTGGTAGACGATAAGGTTCATTCCATGAGCCGAATCGAGGTGGTTACTGCCATTCAGGACTGCCAGGTTGCTAAGACTAGAGCCGTAGTCATTTACGGCAAGCGCAAGGTTGGCGGTATGACCCGCGATGTTGTGGTGGATGTTACTTGCGCACCGCTTTATTAAGCATAAGGACGAGTACCGCTGCGATCAATAATCAATGCCTGTTGCCTGGGTTTATCCTCTGGGTTATTAGGGATTGAGATATGGGTCCAGCGGTCAAACTCTCTAATAATCTGGTCGTAACCAAGTCCCGCAGCCATCACAGTTTTAACCACCTCATCGGGGGTCATGCCTGGCACCCGAATGTCGGCTGCGCACCCAATCCGGTGTTGGCTGGTGTCCTTAGAACCTACTGCTGCATTGACTTGCGCTGACCTAAAGGCAGAGTTGATCATTACAGGTTTACCGCCTAAGACGGTTTTGACCTGTTCTAAGAACTTGGCTAGAC